TCCCACTCGGAGATGTCATCGACCTCGCTGACACGCTGCGCGGTGTAGAAATTGGCCGATGCGAAGGGCAAAAGCACGTTGTCGATGGGCAGAAACTGCGCGCAGGGGCGCTTTTTCTTCTCGTCGTACCAGAGTTTGAGGTACTGCGAGCCCCCGAGAGGCAGTTGGGTGAGCATCTGCTCCTGCTCGTCGCGGAATTCCTCGATCTGCTCGGTCAACTGCCAGTTCATGTAGTCGCGCTTGCGCTCGGCAATCGCGGTTTTGTCCTCGGTGACGTCGCCCAGGATCTTGGTCTTGGTCGGGCCGTCCGGCGGGAACATCTCTTTGATGGCCCGAGAGGCAAAATCAATGCAAGCCTCGGCCATGACGGGGTGAACCACCTTCGAGGCGCCTTGGAAGTTGGCGCCACCGGGGGCGTCGTTGCCCATGCCAGTGCGGCGGATGCCCTCCTCGTACTGCTTGTCGCGCTGCTTGCGGGCTTCCTTGTCCTTCTCGATCAACTCCAGGTAGCGCAGGGCCATCCGGTCGAGGTCAAGGGAACTGATCACCTCACCGTCGGCGAGGTTGGCGTAGAAGTCCTCGTCCTCCATCGGCCCCTTGGAGTCCATGCGGACGATGGCCGAGCCGTCTGGAAGCTCCTCGATCTCGGCGTCGTCCATGGGCAAGTCAACGATGACGCCCTCTTCGTCGTCTTGATCCTGGGGCTGGCCGTCAATGAAGCGGCCGAACTCGGGGTCGATGGGGAAATCTGTAGCCATGGGTTATGCCTTTTCAAGAGCAGACAGGCCGCCAACTTGGCCACCCTCTGCATAGCCCTGCTTTTGCAGGTAGGTGAGATATTCGTCGGTGATGAGTTGGGAGGGCAGGCCTTTGCCCTTCTCACCCATTGTCCACTCATAGTAGCCGGGCTTGCGACCGCGCTCGGTCAGCATGCGCTGATTGAAGTCACGCATGGCGATTTCGCCGGGGGCTGGACGGAACACCATACCCATGTCCTGGCCCTCCAGCAAAACCGGGAAGCCTGGGTGCAGATCGGGTCTCACCTTCATGCCGCCGCTGAACTGGAAAAGCCTCGGCCCTACCGCAAAGGTCGGGACATCGCCGCCGTGCTCTGGGTGCAGCAGCAGAGGCTCAGTCTCTCGCTTGAGAATTTCCGTAGGCTTGAAGATCACGCCCTTGCCGCTCTTCTCACCACCAAGCGCCACGCCACCCTTGCCAGGAGGAATGCCCTGGCCAAGCATGACATCTGCCAAGGCGGTGCGCTTCTCAAAGGTGTCAGCCTTCTGCCAGATCTTGGGGTCACGGATGTCCGCATCCTTGCCGAATGTGAGGGCGAGATTCTTGTTGATCTTTTCTTCCAACTCTTTGGAGAGCTTGCCCTCTTTCATTGCATCAACAAAACCGCTTCTCAGCTTGTTGAACACAATCGGGTTGCTTTTGAGTTGATCCTCAGCACCAAGAAGAGTAGACCAGTACGTCAGGTCGTCTGATTGATTGATCAGGCCGCTGGCCGTTGGCTTTTTGCCCACACCCCAGACAAGACCCTCGTAGAACGGGTCAACCTGCGACAGGCCAGGAAACATAGCGCCGCCGATGTTGCCGCCACCCACCCTGGTGCGGTCAGACTGCGTCACCTTGACCTTGCCCTTGCCTTCGACGTTGAGGTTGCCGAGAGCCTCAGACATCTTCATCGGCTCAGTGGCCTTGGCGACATCCGCAGCCTTGCGGCCAGCAGCAGCCCTCTGCGCCGCGGTGGCGGACTCTTCAGCCTTGGCGCCACCACTGAGCAGGTTCTTGAGGGTCTTGGCAACACCGCCAGCAGCCATCTTGGGCTCGTGCTGACAGCCGCAGTCGGACTTGACCTCGCCGCCCTTCTTCATGCCCATCAGGTTCTTGTAGTAGTCCCCGATTGCACCACCGTCGGCCATCTTGACTTCGCCGCCCTCCTTCTTCCGCTCAAGGATGGTCAAGGCGTCCTCTTCACCAGGGAAGACGACGAAGTTGCGGGTGCCTTCTCCTGCGGTGCGAGAGTCTTGGTCTAAGTAGCGAATGCCTGGGATGCCAGCGTCACGAAGATGTTTTGACACCATTCCTGGCTCAAATGCCTTGTTCATCTCCTCAAGAAGCCTGCCGCCAGTCAATCGCTCTGGCACATAGTCCAGTTCGTTTTCTTTGATTGCGCTTTTGACAAAATCCGATTGCTCACTCAGGGGCTTGTCCCAGTCCAGCATCCGGGCGATCTTCTCGTCGGGGAGGTCTACGGTGTAGAAGTTGCCTCCGGGGCGAAACTCCCCAGATTCAAATTTTTTGATAGTTGATGCAACCAATTCAGGCGTCAGGGCGGGAACTGTATGCCCTGCGCCCTTTTCATATTTTTGAAGCCAAGCAATTGGGTCATCGCCACCAAAATTGATTGCCATCTCTGCTATTCGTTTTTCCAGCGCCGGAGTTCCCTCCGGAACCTCGACACTGGAAGATAAATTTCTTTGGTAGCTTTTTGCGACACCCGGAGACTCAGCCAAGTACAACCCATGCCCATAGGATTGCGCTCCCTCACCAGTGCCGATCTTGCTGGCGTCGAATCGGTCAAACTTGTGCGGGGAGCCGTGGTACACGGTTTGTAGGGCGTTGACAGTGCCCTTCGCTGGCTTGACGATCAGATCCTCGGGCAGGACGTCGTAGCTGCTGTATGGGAACTCCTGGAGGCGCTCGCGGGCCGACATCGGCTCACGCATCTGGGTGGCGCGAGCCTCGGCCTCGCCAGCCAGCCGCTTGTAGTATTCCATCGCGGCTTGCTGCTGGAATTCTTTATCAAATTTGGCAATCTCTTTCGGGATTCTTTTCAGATAATTTTCGTATCCCTCTTTTACTACCGACTGATCAACCTCATCGAAATTTTTCAACGGGTTAGACTGCATTAACTGTTTGACATATTCATCATATGTCATTGGTTCTGCCGCCTTGGCGCGAATCTCATCGAGTATCTTGTAAGCCTCTCGATTGTTGAAAGCCATTGAAGGAGAGCCGCCGGGAGCCATGTCCTCCAGGGTCTGGACCGCATGCTGCATCTCGTGGAGCATGCTGGAGCGAGGATTTCCACGCAGGCCCTGCTGGTAGATGTTGACCTCCATGTCACCCTTGCCACCAAGCAAGCCTGCACTTGCTCCGCCAAAACTTTTGTTGCCTTGATAAACCGGAATGTCTGCCAACTCGGGATAGGCTTTGTAAAGCTCAGGGTGCTCAAGCGCGAACTTGGCGCTCTGGCCGCGGACATCGGAGAAGCGGCCAAGCTCGTCGGCTTCCGCCTTCAGCCGCTTTATCTCCTCACGCACGGGCTTCTTGGCTTCCGTCAAAGCCTTGGGCCAGAAGTCCTTCTGACCGATGGGCGTGATCATCCGCACACCCAGGTCAAGTGCCTCCTGCTTCTTCTGCTTGCCAAGCTCCTTGAGATCCGTGGGGTTGCGGTAGATCGCCCCGACGTCGCTGATCTCCTGACGCAGGATGCCGTCAGCGCCACGGAAGGTGCCGGTCTGGCGCCAGATATCCACAGGATCTGCACCGGCCTGCTCCAGGCGGGTAGCAGCGTCTGCCTTGGCCTGATCCCAGGTCTTGGCCTTGGGGCCGATGAAGATCTTGGGGCCTGACTGCCCAGCCGCCATGGCGAAGTCCTGGCCAGCCTTCTTGACCGCCCCAGGTAGCCCCGCAACGGCCCGGATGGGTGCGCCAGGGCCGGTGTAAACGCCGCCAGCCAGGGTGCCCAGGCCAGCCGCAGCACGGGATGCCGGGGTGTCCGAGCGCAGGGGCAGGCGCTTCTCGATCTCCTCGCTGGTCGGCAGGAACGTCGGGGACTCGTTGCCGGTGATCAGTTCGTAGGGCAGGCGGGCCAGGGACTCGATGTCTCCGGGCATGCCCAGGGCACCAGCCACGAAGCCGCGGGCCAGATCCACCGGCACGTTCTTGGCGGCCTCGCGGTCTTGCTTCGAGCGGCGAGGCTTCATCTGGGGAAAGACGCCAAAGGCAGCGCCGCCCTTGTCCTTGCTGACCTCGCCACCCTTGGCGTAGATGTCGGGCATGTCAATCGGAGGCCGATTGCGCTCGCCATATCCAGTCAAGTCTTGTTGAGGGCGGATAACTGGCCCAAGCTCCTTACGCAGAGCCTCGATATATTCTTCCTGTGACCGGCGCGGCAACGGCTCACGCAACTCTGCTCTGGGCAAAACTTGAACAATGTTTGCAGGCTCGCCTCGGTTTGCCAAGGCACGACTACGGTGACGGCCCTCATGCCCCGAAACCCAAGGCGTCCCCAACTCTCCAGCGCGAGCCTTGTTGATTTCAAGGTAAGGAACGTCAGAGAAGCCGCCCTCAATTCGCATCAAGTGGTCAAAGTATTCCTGCTGAGTCATCTCAGGCAGGTCCTTGTAATAACTCCAACGAAAATCAGAGGAACGCTCTAACGGCTCTGCAAATTTCTCAAAATCTTGCGGCTTGATGGTCATCATGGCCTTAGCGTTATCGCCCATGAATGCCTGCCTGAGAGCATCCTCTTGATACAAACGCTCAAGATTTCGAACCTCATCAGCCGCACGCTCAACACGACGCGCCCCGAAGTCGCCTTTGCTTTGACGCACCGCCTCTTTGACGTTGCTCAACTTGCTGGGGATGATGACCGTGGGAGCTTGAATGATTTTTGTCTCGGCAGCCGGGACTTCCTTCGCCCCCTTCACGGCCTTCTTGACCAGCTTGGCGATACCACCACCAGCCTTGCTGACCTCACCGCCAGCCTTGTGGCTGTTGAGCAGGCTCTTGAGCTTCTCGGCCACGCCGCCTTCGGCCATCGCCTTTGGCTTTTGCTGCTTTGGGTCAGGTTTCTTGGCCATGATCGGGCGCCCTTTCTGGTGGCGAATCATAAGCCCTGGGGCTTGTCAAGTCCATCCACACGATGGGCGCACCCCAGGCACCGCTCGTCCTTCTGCCCCAGGTCCGACAGGGTGTACCGGCAGTCCTTGGCCATCACATGCCGGGCTATCGAGACCTTGGCCACCCTGGTCTGGCCGTCGAGCCACCAGCCGTCCTGCACGAAGTACCAGGGCGCGAAGGGCTTGCGATTATGGCATCCGTAGTTCATGACGGCTTCCTTGCCCCGCTCTCGAAGTCCTCGCGGCGGTCGGCGCTGTGGTGCGTGACCACGAAGTGCTCCTCATCAAGCTCCGGGCAGCACCAGCACCGGCTGCTCGTCTCGTGGTCGAACATGTCGTCCTCGGGCAGCACATGGACGATCCGAAACCCCTTGTCGTTCTCGCCGACGATCATGGACCAGCCTGTCATGTTGCGTAAGGGTTAACCCTACGCACCCGTCCGGTGTCGGCGTAGTCGTCTTCGTCCCAGTCTTCCTGGGGCGGCGGGTCGATCTCCAGCCAGCCAGCGTCCCGCAGGTACCGCAGGGCCTGGGTGCAGGCGTCCACAAGGTCGTCGTGGGTCGTCTCGGGGAAGGAGCAGATCTGGCTGACGAACCCCTCGGCCCAGTCCTTGACGAATCCCTTACGGTTGTCTGACTCGGGAATCCAGACCCGGCCGCGGGAGATGATGTTGGCCACGATGTTCAGGCGCTGGGTCTTGTCGGCCCGGCCAGGGTTATAGGCACGGACGGGCAGGTGCGCCCGCTGGAGGTCTTGGATCAGGGAGATGCCCGCGCTCTTGTCCTCGATCAGCAGGAGGTCCACCCGCTTCCTCTCCTTGCCCTCGCCGAAGACCGTCTCGTACTCCTCGATCACCCTGGGCCGCAGGTCCGGGTACTGCATGCGCTCCTGCCAGCAGTCGATCACCATGGCGGACATCGGGCCGTCCAAGGGCTTGAAGACCCCGAACGTGATGCAGGCGGTCGGGTCGTTCTGCACCTTCTCGCTGGTGGCGACGTCGTAGGACTGGATGATGAACTCGAACTTGGGGAAGGCCTTGCCCGCAGGCCAGAGCTTGAACCAGTCCCGCTTGACGATGCCGCCCTCTTCGGGGTCGATGATCTCGGCGTAGATCTCCTGGCGGCCCAGCTTCGTCCCCTCGTACTGGAGGATCTGTTTCTTGAAGTTGTCGGACAGGTTGTTGATGTTGGCGTAGGTCGAGGCGGTCGTCACCACAACATCGTCCCCGTCCCGGCCGATCAACTCGATGATCAGATCCTTGGGCTTCGGGGTCGTCGTGCAGATCAGGCGGGTCTTGAAGCCGCCCCCGAGGGTCAGGCGCATGCCGAACTGCATCATGTCCCAGGCGTCCTGGAGGTACTCCCAAGCGGCAAGCTCGTCGCACCAGCCCCCGTGGAACTGAGGCCCCCGGAACCGCTCCGGCTCGCTGGCCGGGATGCCCTTGATCAGGCTGCCGTTGATCAGGCGAAGCTCATGGAGGGCTTTGTTGTAGTCCTCGATCAGCGCCGAGGGGATGACGGACACGAGCCCCGAGTCGCCCTCGAAGCACGTAGACCGGACGTCAGCCGATGTCGGGGCAGCCACCAGCCACCGGGTCTTGGGGTTCTCCCAGGCCCACCATGCAAGCTGCTCGGCGGCCGTCCTGGTCTTCCCGGCTCCCCGCCCGGCCAGCATCAGCCAGATCGACCACCAGTCGCCATGGGGCAGGATCTGGTGATCCAGGGCCTTGTGCATCCATGTCAGCCTCCAGGCTTTGGCCAGACGCTGGTACGGAGGCAGGGCCTTGAAGGCAGCCTGGACCTCCGGGTCGGCCAGATCAGTCAGATCCATTGGCCTGACGCTTCAACTCAATGTTCGCCAGGAGGGCCTCCATCATCTTGTCGGCCTGGGTCTCGACCTCGACCTTCAGGGGATTGTCAGCGTCCCCGCCCACCTGAACCTTGTCCCCGTACTTCTTGGGGTTCCACTTCGCCAGGAGCTTGAGCCGGGTCTCGATCTGGAGCTTGCGGTGGCCGAGCATGTCGTCCTCGGTCACCGTCATTGAGTCTTCGTCCTCACCAGCCCCGGAGTTGAAGGTCTTCTTCACGCCGATCTTGGGCGTGTCAGCAATGATCAGGCATTCCTCGGCGATGGCCTCGTAGCCAATATCACGCGCACGTGCGATGTGTGCAGAAAGACTCTCGTCCTTTGC